GTTTTTTATAGAAATGCCAGTAGAAAAGATCTTACTTATGGCAATACATACAACATTATTATGTTGTTCCATTATTTCTTGTACTCTGCGTCGTTCTTCAACCTCTACACTACCTTGTATAAAATAAACTTGCTTATCTGTTAAAGTAGATAACTCTTTATAAAGATTATCACCGTGTGCAATATGATCAATAAGGATAAGACAGTTGTTTTTAAAATTATGAGCTAACTGCCTTATTACTTTGTTTCTAAATTTACTATTATGTATATAGTCTAATTCTAACAAGTATCTTTGTGCAGAAGATACGGCTGTATAATCTGGTTTAAAATTATAATCTAGTTTAATTGCTAAACATTGTGCATTAGCAATATACTCTCCACCAGCTGCAGCCCGTAATTCGGTTGTCGTCTTTTTAAATATGACTGGACCAATAAAATTATTAATATTCCATGTATCAATGCTATTTTCCGGTAATGTACCAGTAAAACCGATACGTCTTAATGTAGGTACTTTATCAAGTAGTTTACAAACTTTATTACCTCTACGTAATTTATGACATTCGTCTACAACTAATAAACCTACTTTGCTAAACCAACTAATATCTGAGTTTTTACTTTGTAAAATACTCATATTAGCAATGATAACACGTGCATTAGGGTCTAGTTCAGTATTACCTGTCCATTTACTTACAATTTCCATAGGAAAATTATAAGAAGTAAAATCTTTAAACGTTTGAGATACTAAACCTAAATCTGGAACTACTATCAGTATTTTTTCAGTGAGTTCTATTTGATGTAATGCAGCATAAACTAAGTTAGCAATAATTAATGTTTTACCACCACCTGTTGCCAACTCTACTACACCATAACCACTATCTAATGTTTTACTGACTGCTGTTTCTTGATAATCTCTAAGTTTAAATTCACTGTTTAATGTTTTGTAGTTATCAGAAATTATATGTGTCTCTTGAATAATGTTTTTATATTCTTGATTAACTTTAATCTCAAACGGTATGTTCTGATTATTTAAGAATTCAATAATACCCGGCACTAAACCAACGCCGCAATAACCTGTAGGTGTAATAGCATATATACGTTGAGGTAAAAATCTCTGAAAACGATTGAAACGTGCACCTGGGTTCTTAACACTGAAGTGTTCTTTAATATTAGGAAGAAAATCTGATACGATTTTTACTTCCTTACGCTTTGGATCGTATTGAAACTCAACTACCATTATGTTGTTTCAAGTTTTTGTAAATCTATCACGTTTTTATAGTCGTACGTTAACGAACCGGTTAATTTTTCTATTTTCTCAAGATACTCTAAAATAACTTTAATTTGATCTATACAAGTATTAATTGAAACAATTTCGTCATCATTGTACATTATTTCATCTTTTGCTAATTTTGATAATGTAACAGGCGAATTAATTATTTTAGATTTAATTTTTTGTTTTTTAGTATATTCTAATTTTAGTAAAGTACTTTTATACTGTGTGGTACGAGCTACCCACTTGTGCTTAGTGGTAGGCGCTAGCATAGCTTTTTCCTTGACGGTTAGCTCGTCCATTTTTATATCAGTTTCCAGTTCCTTCTGAAAACCATTAATAATTTTATCTACGTCTAGTAAGTCCATAAATCTTACTAAGTATATAATATAATAATAATAAATCTACATGAAAAATTTTAATAAAGTGTATATTAAGCTTTTAGAGGATATGACATCCGGTGCGGTATTTGGCGGAAACCAAGCTCATGCCCCAATACCCGGTCAATCATCCGATTTTTATGCACCAGGCGATGCAAGAAACATATGGGGTAGTTCAGCTCCTAAAAAAAGAAAAAAACACTTAACTAAAAAGAAAAGACTTAAAAAACGTAAGTCTCCGTTAATCCGTAGAACATTTCCGAGTGGATTATAAGTAGATTGCATGGATCTAGGCCATTGGACTACAAATGAAGCTTTCAACAACAATATTCTGCCTTACGGTTTTATTTATCGTATTACAAACTTGGTCAGTGGTAAGGTCTATTTCGGTAAAAAGCAGATTAAAAGCGTTAAAAAACTTAAACCTCTCAAAGGAAGAAAAAACAAAAGACACTTCGACATAGAGACAGACTGGAAAACTTACACTTCATCATCTAATGATGTAAACGAAGATATAGTTAAGCTTGGTAAAGATAAATTTGCATTTGAAATATTAAGATTCTGTGAAAGCAAATTTGAATTAGCTTATTATGAAGCTAAAATACAATTTGAACATGATGTATTGCTCAAAAAAGGGTTTTATAACGGTATAATAAATTGCCGAATTGGTAGAGCGCCAGATGCGTTATTAAAAAAGCTTGCACTAGAGGAAAGTAAAGCTACAATTAACAATAATGCAAATACTAGCACTCAAGTACAACCTTTATCTGGTTAATTTCGCTGAAATTGAATCAGAAGTACAGGCTCTGTTCCGTGCTGAGTTATTAAAATACAATATATTGACTTACGATAGCTTACCCAGAAAAGACTATCTTAAGCTTATACATTATTTTACATTATCTACACTTTTTAAAGAATATGCCAAATTAGAACATAAAAAGAACACTATATTCTGGATTAACAAAGCAGAGTGTACACCGGATATATTAACTTTTATAAAAGAAATAAAAAAGTGTTTCCCAATACTACTTTATGTTACTAGCAAACCATATAAAACTATAGTAACTGATAAAAATACCGCGGAATACACAGAGATAACTACCGAGCTCAAGGAGTTTCGTTATTCGATTGATTACAGCAAGTACAGTTTTAATAAAATTAAACGTTTCTGCGCAAAATACGAGCTAGACGGATTACTAACAGCATTCAAACCTTAATTGGATTTTTTCCTTATATTATATAATATATAGTGAGCGCAGCGAACTTGTTAAAAAGGTCTGCAAGACTGAGACGAAGGAGCTATGCTCCTGAGTCCCTACTTTAACTTATAATTCATTATAAGTGGTACTCTCCTTAAACCGACGACACTTTATATTACTTTATTGCCGATAAAAATCAAGTGCAAATATACAAAAAAGTAGTAAATATTTGTACCATGGACGCTATTTTAAGCAAAGTTAAGAGCAAAAGTAAATTTTTAATGGCTTTAGAAGCCGCATTAAAAGAAGACGGTATTACACCGACTTCTCCTACCACAGGCAGCACAACCGGGGCTATTACTACTGACCCTAACTCTGCTACAAAAGCTGCTACTACTGCAGCAACTGCACAACAAGCTTCTGGTCAACAAAATGCGGCTGCCATTAAGGCTGCAAATGCTGCTTTATTAGCTGCTGTTAAAGCTCACCCAGAACTTAACGGAGATATTACTAAGCTTTCGAATCCTGATTTTCTCAAGACATTAAATACCACAACAACTCAATAATGAGAAAATTTGATACAATTGCGAACGGTATATTCCGTACTCTATTAGAGGCTCCGGTTCCTGGCGCAGCACCTGCCCCTCAAGCTGCAGCTGGAGCACCTCCTATTGATACGTTACCACAAAATGGTGGGCCTGTACCTGCACCAGCAGCAACACCTACTGCAGCAGATCGTTCTCCAACTGAAATTAAGAACTGGGAGACTCAAATTTTAGACACTGCTAAAGATGCTGTTATGGCAGTACGTAGTAATCCTAATATATTAGATGAACAGATGGTTAAAATCTTAACCACACCAGTTACTACGCAAAATAAAGACCAAGTTATGGATGTTCTTACAAGATTGTCTGGTCAATCTTGAGATAGATATCTGTTTGCAAAGGCCTGATTGCGGTCTGTCATTTCTTTACCGTTAACGTGACGTATATACTGTGCACGTACTAAATTATCGTTACCTGTAACTACACCCTGTAGAAACTTTGGAAACTTTGCTAATACCCCATTAAAAGCAAAATCTGTTAGCATTTCTTTTTTGTTATTATCTAAACGTTCCCAAGAACCAGGACCATAAGCTTTATTTGTAATAAGTTTAGCTCTTTCTGCAGCTGATAGTATATCTTTTTTGAGTAAATCTAACGCTTGGGCATCCGTTATACCATGAGAAAAATTCTCTCCAGAATGTAATTTATGCCCGTAAGCAATAGTGTCTGTACCGCCTTCTACACTCTTATGCGGATACCATTTATTATTATGATAACCTGCTTTAACACTGTTTTCAACTCCCTTTATATAATTGATAAAATCGTTTGATAGCTGGAACTGGCTATTGTGGTATTGCTGGTAAGAAATTATAGCAGGCGGCTGTGTGGGAAAATGTATTGGAGGGGGTAAATCCACAGCTTCTTTAATATTTAGACTTTTTTTATTGCCAGCCATGTTAATATTTATAATAAATGTAAATAAATGTGTGATAGTAAAATATAAAAACAAAAAATATAGTAGTGAAAACCTACCTATTTTTTTATATTTTAACTCAACTGAGGCAAAGAGAATTTTCATTAATGACCTTGCCAATTACAATATTCTCAATCAATTTGTACATTTTACCAGTATAGATTTTGCATTGCTTGGTAATACTGCAGTAAAAAGCAAAAGAGCCAAGCTTTATATAAGTTTGGATAGTATAGAAGAAAAGAAACATATACAGAGATACCTATTTAATTCGGATGATGAAAGTAATGCTGTTATATCTACCCCGCCGGATATCAGGCCACGTATACTAGAAGAATGGATACGCAGACATTTAAGTGAAGAAATAAGTTGAATTTTATTTTTACCTCTATACTATAAGGTATGGGTAAATTTACATCAACTAAAGTCATACCATTAGGTAGTGCTGCATTTAGACAGCCATTTGCAAGAAGTCACTGCAAATTTATACACGGTTATCGCTTACAAGCTAAGTTTTGGTTTTCATGTGATATATTAGACAGTAATAACTGGGTAGTAGATTTCGGTTCACTGAAAGAACTTAAAACCAAGCTAGAAGAAACGTTTGATCACAAGACTATTATTTCTTCTAAAGACCCAGAAGTAGAAACATTTAAGATGCTAGCAGACAAGCGTATTGTTGAGCTTGTTATTATGGAAGATGGGGTCGGTATTGAGAGGTTTGCTGAATTTTGCTATAATATGGCAAACGACTATGTTGATGATCTTACAGACGGTCGTTGCTGGTGCACTAAAGTAGAAGTTTGGGAGCACGAAGGAAATAGTGCAATTTATAAAGCATAATATATAATACCTTTATGTTTAATATTGATCCTAATACAACTTTATTCATTTCAGACGATTTCGTATTCTATACATTAGAAGGTGAAGGCCGCTATATTGGTTACCCTTCAGTGTTTATGAGAATGGCTATGTGTAACTTAACCTGTATTGGTTTTAAGAGTGAAGACTCTCCAAACGGTTGCGATAGTTATGTTAGCTGGTCTAAGAAGAATAAGATGACGTTCGAAGAAGTGGCACAATTGTTTGAAAAGAATGATTACCATGAACGTTTAAAAGAAGGTGCATTACTTAAATTGACAGGTGGTGAACCTTTTATTCAGCAAAAGAATTTATTATTGTTTGTTAAGTTTATTAGAGATCGCTGGGGTTTTGCTAACTATAGCAGAACACTTACCACTGATGATATTGGCAAACCTAGATTGCATATTGACTTCGAAACTAATGGTACTATTATGCCAGATAACGAATGGTCTCGTATAGGTGTGCATGTAACGTATACTACTTCTCCTAAGCTGTCTACAAACGGAGACCCTGCTGATAAACGTTATAAACCAGAAGTATTACGTTATTTGGCTATACATGATGCTTGTTTTAAGTTCGTAGCTAAACAAGAATCAGACTTAACTGAAGTGTTAGAGAACTATCTTAACAATCCTGACATTGGTTTACCTTCACAACAAGTATGGATTATGCCTATGTGTGGTAGTCGTAAAGAACTATTAGAGGTAGGACCTGTAGTAGCTGAACTCTGTAAGAAATATAATTTTAAATTCTCGAACAGAATGCACCTGCAGGTCTGGGATCGCGCACTCAAGGTTTAATATATGAACGACATTCCTGATCCTAAAAAACATAAAAACATTAGTATTATCAAAAGCATTATTCGTATTATTGCG